AAGCGCGGTGTGCGACAACTGACGAAGGTCCGTGTAGCCCTGACCAGCGAACTCGGCCTGGAGCGAAACGCTGTCGGACAAACCCTGCTCGACGAACGACTTGACAATCTTGTCAGCGGCGTAGGTGATCTTGCCAGGACGGTTCAGCGAAACGCCACCGAACGACGTGCTAGCCGACGTGCTGCTGAAGAATGACGACGTGATGCCGACGCCACCCACACCTGCGTTGGACAGGCCGGTGATGCGACGGAATTCGAGCGCCTGACCCTGAGCCTTAACGCGGGCGATGCTGTTGCGCAGGTAGAGTTCCTTCGGAATCAGCAGCGAAAGCACCGGGTCGAGGTCGTACGGCACCAGACCGGAGACACCGGAAATCGTGCTGTTCAGCGGGCTGGTAAGCGTCAAGTCCTTCTGCAAGTCGGCAAGGCCGTCAAGCGAGGACTGGACAGCAGCCAACTGGTCGCCGGAAACGGCCTTGGTGATTTCCGAGGTCAGCGCTTCAATGCGGTTGCCGACGTTGGTCGTCTTGGTGATGCCACGCGTCGGATCGAAAGAAATCTCGCCCCGCTTGTGCGCGTTCAGGGTGTTGGTGTGGACTGCGCTGAGGGCTGACTTGTAAGCCTCAAAGCGTGTGACCTGGTCTGCTGGCGAAAGGCCAGCGAACATCTGGTCAAGGTTGGGAGCGGCTAGTGCCATTCTTGGGCCTCTTTCTTTTTAGTAGTTGGAGTTCTGCGCTTCCAAGGCACGGGCTGTGTCAAGGAATTGGTTGCGCATGGCTGGGTCGGTGAGTTGCGCGGCGACGTTGCGAAGGCGTGACGCTTCCACTTCGTTCGCCAGCACGGTTGCCGACTTTTGGGTTTGTGCTTGGGTAGCACGGAGGGCGGGACCGCCCGGTGCAGCCATTGCCTTTACGTCATCCAACGCGGCCTTCAACAGTTCAATCTGTTCTTTCGCCTCGTCCAATGCCGTCTTAGTGGTAATGGCTCCTTCAAGGCCCAGCGCCTTGACGATTTCGGTTCGCAGTTCCGACTTGACTTCGTCGGTTGCGTCGTCTGCCGATGCAGACTTGATTAGGTCAGCGCTAACGCCGAGTTGGACATAGGCCATCGTGTCATCCTTTGATTGGTCAAATGGTGCGGCGGTTTCGCCTTCGGTTGCTTCGTTCTCCCACCAGCACAGGAAGGCGTTAAGCGCTCCGGTCAGTTGCATAATGTCCACGGTTTCGTCGTCACCCGTGGCGTATTCGTCCAGTTCGGCCTTGATTACCGAAACCAGCCCGTCGCGGATTGACGACAGTTGCGCGGGGTCGTGGAGCCACTGGTCGTCGCTCGATGCTTTGGCGAGGTCCGTTACGAACTTGACTAGGTCGGCGTCCACGGCTTTCCACTCGTCGGGGATAAGCGATTCCTGACCCAACGCCTTCGCGCGGGCCTTGATGTGGGCGATGCTTGCGGCGCGGTTCTTGGCGCGTCCGATGGACTGGATTGCGTTCTTCAGATCCTCGACGCTTTTGATGGGGAAGCCACCACCGGGCATAGCCTGACCGCGTGAGGCCATCTGCTTGCGCTCTGCGTCGCTGTAATCCTTCTTGGCGAGGTCCGGCTCCGCATCCTTCATGTCGCGGTTAGGGCGGTCCTGGGGGATTGTCTGGTTGTCGATGGTCGCGTTCTCAATCCGGCCCTCGGGCTGGTGGCCTGATCCGTCGCACACGTCGCAGGGGGTTTCCTGCGTGTTGCCTTCAACGTTCGTTTTCTTGCCCGTACCGGCGCACGATTGGCAGGGCTGGGGCTGGTCGCGGTCAAGGACTTCGTCGGCAACGCCGGGCTCCTCGGACATCATCGCTTCCGCGTTAAGGGTTGGGCTTTCGGCCTTTTCAATCATCGCAGCGCCTTTCACGACTTCCCCACCCGCTGACTTAGCAAGTTCTAGGGTGCAGGACGGGTTAGCGGGTCGGTCCACTAGTGATACTTCGACAATCTGACCGCTAGAGATTCGACCTCCGGGTGCCTTGGCATCCTTGACCACGCGGGCGTTCTTGATGCCGACGCTAAAGCCGGTGTAGATCCCCTCGTCCACCATCTTGGCGGCCTGCGGGTCGACAATCTTGGCTTCGATAACGAACCCCGTTCCGGTCTGCTGCATTTCCATCGCCTTGCCCACGGCCTTGGACTGGTGCATCTCTCGGATGTTTCCAATCTCGAACCACGCGGGCATCGCCTTAGCAAGCCACGACGGGTCGCAAATCTGTTCGTCAAGGTCAAGCGTGTCGTCCGTGGCAAGACCCTTGACGTACATGAAGCCGTCATCCCCGCGCTTGGCGGTTAGGTTGCCGAAATACACGGACTTGATTTGGTCAGTCATTCGTTATTCTCCGTTGTCGGTAGAAGGTCTGTAGGCGGCGGTTGAGCACCGGCAGTTTGGATGGCTTGCATCTTCTTCGGGCGGGCAAGGCTCCGAAAAGTCAAGGTGCGGGTTTTCGGCTTCACCGGCTTGGCAAATGTCGCAAGCGTCGTCGTAGGCCAGCCAATCCCAGCCCGTCGCGCCATTGTCCTGGTAGGTGTCCAGCGAAGCGCGGTTATAGGCCCGGTTGGTTTCGGTCACGGCGATAATATCGGCCCGCGATGAATCGTTCAGCAGGGAGGCGATTTGGTCGGCAATCTGCTTGGACGACTGCTGCGAGTGGACACCGTCGGCGATGATGGTCTGCATCCGCTGCATCGTTGTACCCTGAATGGCCCCGGCGCTCTTATCGGCTGACGATAGGAGGTCGGTTAGTTTCTCGCCGGTCCTAAAGGGCTTTAACGGGCCTTGCATCTGTCCCTCGGCGTACTGCTGGCCTGCTGTGATACTTGCTTCCCATACGCTACGAAGGGATGAGGCGAGCGCGTCGGGGCTGGCGGTTACGTTGTGCTGTACCGCTTGCCCTACGATGGCCTGAACCGCTGTGAAGTCGGTGCCGGGGGGCGTTGTAGCGATGGCTTGCTCAATCGCTTCCCTGTAGCCCGTGATGCCGGTTGCCAATGCTGTCGCTAGTTCGGCAGCGTGTTTGGCTTCCAGTTTCCTGCGCGTGGCTGCGTCGGGCAGGTCGTCAGCGGATCGCTTAGTAACCGAACCTTTTGGGGTATCGCTTATCTGCGCTTTCAGGACTTCGATTTCTTCGGGCGTGTGGTGAGCAAAGTCAAAGTCACGCGCTCGGGGCTTGGCGGCGAACTTGGCGAAGGCTTTGGCCTCCTGCGCTTTTAGGTCAGTTTGCGGCGCTTGGCCCTGACTGACGCTCGCTTGTGGCTGGTCGCCTTGCGTGCTTTGGCTTTGGCCTTGTGCGCTTTGGTCACTTTGTCCAATCGTTTCGCCGGTAGTGGATACGTTTAGCATCCCCTTCAGGAACTGGATTGCGTTGCCAGCCACGATGAAAGGTTCGTCTGCTTCGGGCATATCGTAAAGGGACTGGCCCAGTTCTCCCTGAACGTCGTTAAGCGTCTTTTGACCGCTGAACAGGCTTACCTGCAGGGCTTTGGCTTGGTTCATTTCGTCCATAGCCGACGTGTTGTCCTGCAATACGAAGGTGACGTTGTGGTCTGCGTTCAGGTAGCGGCGCGAAAGGCTGTTGATGCAGTCCGTGATGTAATTCTCCATCGGGCGCGTCGAAACAGTTTCGCTGGCCTGCTGCTCGCCTTCCATTTGGCCCTTGCCGCCGCCAAGACCGGAGCGGGCGATAACACCTAGCGCGGAGGGCGATACACCGAAGATGGCGGCAACGCGCTTAATGATGTATTCGTCCAGGTCCGGCTTGAAGCGCTCGTCCTGCGTAGGCATAGCCACAGGGTCGAACCCGTCCGGCAAGACCTTGATGCGGTGACGCTCGGCGTTGCTACCAACTAGGCGCTCGTTGAGGATTCGCTCATAGCCAGCCAATCGCTCGATGGTTAGTTCCATCGAATTGGTTTTCATAAAGGTCATCGGCATCGTACCGGCTTGGTACTCGGACCTCATCCACGCCTGACGGTCTAGGTACAGGGTCGCGGCGGGGATTGCCTCCTCC